GCCATCCTCACTAAAGGAGCCTCCGTGGCAACAGCACCCACAGCCCAACAGCTCGCAGACGCCGCACCCACGAAGGCCCCCGCTGCCCTCTCCGCAGCCACGGCAGCCACTGCAGCCGCCGCAGTATTCACCGAGCTGGTAGCAGCGCCCGCAGCAAACTCAGAAGTTGTGGCTCTGCTACAGGAACAACTGGCCACCGCACAGGCTCAGGTTCTGGCGCTCAGCGTCGAGACTCAAACCCTCAAAACAGCCAATGCCGCTCTCGAAGCGCAAGGTGAAAAACTGCGACCTGCCGTGCGTGCAGCAGTCAGCAATTTACGCGTCGCCCTCGGTGGTTCTGCCACTGGTGTCGAAGCATTGAACGACGACGGCCTGATGGCGGAACACGCCAACCTGTCGGCGCAGTTCACGAGCAAGTTCCCAGCAGGTGGCGTGGCGGCGGTTTCGTCGACTGCTTCTGCGGAGAAGGCGAGCGAGGCGGAGGATTTCCTACGCAAAGCTCGTTTGGCAGCCACCCGCCCAACTTAATTTAAGGAGTAATCATGGCGAAATTCAAATTTGGGGTCATCCTCAACGAAAGCACGAAGGTCACTGCTCGCCTGGGCGACAGTACCACTCCCGCAACGAGCCCGTTGGCAGACGCCGACGTCGGCAAGTTCGTCAAGCTGATTGGCGACAGCCAGTACGGCCTGTGCGCTGTGGGCAATGAGATCGAAGGCGTGATGAACTCGGTCAACACCGCGACTGCGGACGGCTACGCCATCGGTGGCGTGCAGGCTGACGGCCGCGTCAAGGTCACTCTGGACGGTCTGCAAGCCACCCCGGGCACCGGCGTGATTGCTGTCGGTGACTTCGTTGTTGCTGGTACCCCTGTCGCACGCGCAACAGCACTCGGCGGCGCGTACCCGAAGGTCTGCAAGGCTACCGCCGCTGGTGGTGCCATGATCTACAAGTGGCGCGTTGTCTCTCTGGACGGCACTACCGCTGTTGGTCAGACCGGACTCATCGAGTTCGTCGGCTAATCCATCCATAACAGAATAAGAAGGAGTAAATCCCATGTCTGAGCAAGCAATCTACGTTGACGCCAAGGGCGACAAGCAAGCCATCGACCTGAGCGTTGGCATGTACGCCGAGGCGGCCGACAAGAACATGTCCCTGAAGCAATTCATGGCCGTGAAGTACCCCACCGACGCTGAAAAGCACGGCTCTGCTTACGAGCAGGTGCTGGAGCAGGCCGGCGTGTTCGTGCGGGGCAACAAAGAGTTTGGCATCCGTGCCTCCACTGTCGGTGAAGTGTTGGCGCCCAAGAACGCCGCCACCATCACTCGTGAAGGCATCCCGGCCAGTCGCCTGCTGTTCCCAGCCATCATGCTTGACGTGATCGAGGACAAGATGACCCGTGACTACGCCACCAACCCGGCAGGCCTGACCGCCTTGCTGGCCTTGGATGATGGTATCCAGGGTGAGCGTTTCGAGCGCCCGGTGCTGAACTTCAGCAAGCCTGAAGCCGCGCGCGGTGCGACCGTGGCACAGTTGGCCCTGCCCAACTCGATGCTGTCGATCACCGCCAGCGACAAGTCCATGCGCATTCCTACCTGGGGCATCGGCCTGGAGATTTCTGAGCAAGCCCAGAAGTCGACGACCCTTGACCTGGTTGGTTTGGCTGTAGCCCGGCAAGCGATGGTGGAAACCAATGAGCGCGCCAACGGCTATATCCTCAGTTTGCTGCAGGGTGACGTTGACCATGGCATGGTTGCTCTGAGCACCATCTCTGGCAAGGTTCGCACCGCCGCCTATTTTGATGCCACCATCGTGGCAGCCGGTGCCCTGACCAAGAAGGCCTGGATGAAGTGGTTGACGGTCAACGCCAACTACCGCACCATCACCCATGTGGTCACGGACTTCGACACCGCCATGGTGCTTGATGCGCTGCTGAACGGCACCAACGCCTCCACCACTGGCCCGATGGCAACTATCACCAGCAAGGTCTCGGTGATGAACACGAACTGGCCGTCCAACGTCCAGATTTTCGTAACCAACGACCCGAGCTGGCCCGCCAACACCATCATGGGCTTGGACAAGTCTGCTGGTGTGCACCGTATCTCCAGCCTGACCGCCCAGTACTCGGCCATCGAGCAGTTCGCTATGAAGCGCTCAAGCATGATGCGCTTCGACAAGGGTGACATGGTCTACCGCCTGTTCGATGAAGCCTTCGAGGTTCTGACACTGACCGTGTAACAGTGGCCTGAGTAGCGAGGGGCGAGTCCAAAAGATTCGCCCTTGTTGTAACAAGCGGAGAAGCCTCATGGCAAAAGAAGATTCAGTCGGGAAAAAAGTTGAGCAGACGAAGTCAGTTTTCGTCCGAGCGACACAGGGTGAGTTGCGTCACCTGTTCACCAACGTCGTGTTCACCTCCGACCCCAAAAAGGTCGAGGTTGACGGGTTCCTGCAGGCTCAGATCGACGCCGGCAAACTTGAAGTTGTCCAGCCCTAATTCGGGGTTTCCGCATGTCATTGACCACCTACTGTGATTTCGGTGAGGTTCGTTCAGCTCTCGGGGTGAACGATATCGAACTGTCTGATCTGGTGCTTGGCCTTCCCGTTTACGAGATGGGCCTGATCCGCGAGCTGAATCGGCTCTCGACGTCTTTGAATGCGGCTTTTTTGACCATCTACGCGAAAACGCGTGCGAGCAGAACCCCTGACGAAGCCGAACTCCATGATTCCGTGCGCCTGTTCAGTGTTTACGCAGCAGCAAAACAAGTGGGTGTGTCACTGGCCAACTTTGCGCCCAAAGACGTGGGGGATGGCAAAGCCACCATCTCCAGATACGCCGGGGAGCCTTTTGAGAAGGTACTCGCGCGCATCGACGATTACTACAGTGCGTTGCGCGGTGAGCTGCGCACGCTCTACGAAACCTACTCCAGCGCCGCGTCGACCACCACTGCGTCGACCAAGCCCAGCACATTCTTCGTAGCCTCCAAGCGTGGCTACGACCCAGTGACGGGGGCGTAAATGCTCACCCTTGCCGACGCTTCGCGGTACTTCGACCGCACACCCATCAGCGACCCCTATACCAGCACCCTGCTGTTCTACGCGCAGATCGATCCCTACCAAGACGCCATGCGCGACAGCGCCACGGCGTACCGCCGCATCATGTCGGTGGCGCCGGGAACCTCGATGCCTGCATCGAGGTTGGTGATGATTCTGGGCAGCACCTGGATCGTGGGTGACTCGGAGACTGACGGCATGTCGGTGGCGCATCGCGATAAATACGTTATTCACCCGGCGCCATCCCTGTTGAGCGTGCGAGGCCTGAACGGCTTTGTTACAGGCGGTGCGCCGGTAACCTCATGGGGCGACATGGTGTGGCTCAAAGACGCCAAGGAAGAGTTGTCATCCTCGCGCACCAATCCGATGTACACCGTGTATCTGCCGACCAGCGCTGTGCTGGCCGAGTACGACGTGATCACGATGGGCACCACCAACTACCTTGTCGGGCCACCGCATGACCAGGCGTCAGGGGTGCTGTCGGCCACCTGCGCCAAGGTCGAGTACGCCCCGGTGAACGCCACCCTGGCGACGCGTACCTATGACCCGGTGCAGGGTTTGTACACTTCCGCTGTTACCACCACGGTGAAGTGTCTGCGTGTGCGCTGGCAGAGTCTTTACCTGTACGGTTCGCAAGGCGACGCCAAGTACCAAGAGGGCGACTGCTCCCTGGTGCTCCCCGCTGGCACCTTGCTGGCCACCAAGGATCGCGTCACCCTCGGGGATCAGGTCTGGAGCGTGCTGGCGGTTGAAACCCTCGGTGGCGCGGTTGTGGCACACGGGAGGCGGGGATGACCAGCCCGGTCATGCTCAGGTTCACCGAGGGCATCGACCTCTGGGTGACGCGCACTGAGGAGATGTTCGTGGCGGAGTACCGAGACTTGGTCTGGAGAATTTTCCGGCGGATTCTGGTCAACACACCCCAGTACAGCGGCAAGGCCGTCGCCAACTGGAGCATCGGCGTGGGGGCACCAGATGAGACGCAGTATGTGGCTCACGGAGACGCCCCTGAAATTACCTTTTCGGGACGGGATGGCCGGACCACGCTGCACCCACGCCATCAGGCGGGCTCCCCAGAATGGATTGCCGTGGCCGAGGCACGCAACAAGCCCAAGCTGGTGTTGATCACTCGGCGTTCGCGCGTCTACTTCTCCAATGGCGCCCTGGGCGACGACGACGAAGGCCAATCGAGCGAGCTCTACCTCGACTCGCTGCAGGATGAGACGTACTGGCGCGAAAAATTGCGCACAGTCAACCAGCCCTACGAGGTAGCCGCCGAATCCATCCTGTTCGAGCTTGTGGAGATTGGGCGCCTGCCGGGTCGGGGCTTCCGCGCCGGCGGCGAGACACTTTACGCTGCCAACCCTGGGTAACCACATGACTACCAAAGAATTCAGAGCCGCCGTGTTCGCAGAAATCCAGGCCTGGGCGGCCGCCAACTTCCCAACACTGCCCGTGCTTTACGAGAACGGACCCACCCCGGACGAAGGCGCCATGGGCGCTATCTGGCTTGACGTTGAACTCCGCTGGTACAGCTCCAGGGTGGCGGCCATTGGCAACCCACCGCGCATGCGCCACAGCGGTGCAGTCTCCGCCATGTGCTTCTACCGCAGCGGGGAGGGGACGGGTGGGCCAGACGACGTCATTGACTCTCTGGGGGGGTTCCTGCAGGCACGCAGACTGGGTGCTGGAATCCTTGAGGCACCCCAGCGCACGGTGCCTACCAACCTGCGGGGCTGGTTTAAAGTGGGAATCCTGCTCCCTTTCACACTGGGATAACCCGGGGGATTTACTTTTCAGAAGTTTGTCCCCAGTATCACGCGCATCCTTCCTACAACAAGAAGAACATAAGGAATTCACATGGCATACGCATCCAACGCATTTGGTCAACTCCGCTACGTCAAGGAAACCACTCCCACGGTGATCCCTGGCACAGGTGGTACCAACCTCCGCCAGACCGGCATGACCCTGAAGGCCGCGGTGGCGTCTGTCAAGTCCGAAGAAATTCGGCAAGACCGACTGTCCACAGGCTCCACCAACACCGACCTCAACGTCGACGGTGGCTTCAACTTCGAGCTTTCTGGCAAGGAGTACGACCCCTTCTTGTGCAACTTGCTGGGCCAGTCGACTTTCACGCATTACGGCACGCTCGGCATCAGCGCGGCCATCCCCACCAGCCTGACTGCAGCCGCCGGCACGCTGACAGCTGGCGCCGCCACTTCCGGTGTGGACATTTTCACGGGGCTGGCTGCAGGCTCCTGGATCAAAGTGATCCCGTCTTCCACTGTCTCGCAAGCGATCAAGGACTACTACGCCGACAAATGGTTCAAGGTGGCAACCACTTCAGCTACGGTTATCCCACTGGACGCCAGCA